GTTTTTGCTTTTTCTGTTTCAGCTTTTTGTTTTAAAGCTGCAATCTCAGCGTCTTTCTTTTCAAGTTCAGTCTTTAACTTTTCTTTATCGTCTTCTTTAGGTTCTTCTTTTACAGACGGTTGTTTTTCTGCCTCGTCTTCTTTTTCTTCACCTAAAATAGCTTTAACATCTCTAACATTTAATTTTAATTCTTTTGCAATCTCGGCTGCTGACTTGCCAGCTTTTACCATTGCGTCAATCTCTGACATTCTACCCTCAGCAACTTCTTCAACTTTCATCATTGAAGCGGCCATATCACCTAAAGCCATTGATACATCACCGTTTGCTCTTTTGTATAAGAAGTATCTTGCCATATTTGGTTTACCATCAGGATACATTGTTACTTTATCTGTGTTGTACTTGGCACTTCTACTTTTACTCTTTACAACAAATTTTTGTTTAGTAGAACCAGACATAGTTGAATTGTAAGTGATAGTCATTGTATCACCTCTTTTTAAACTGTCAAACTTTTTACTATCAATTGCACCCTCTGTAATTTCTAGGTAATCTTGTGTAGCTTCATCTAGTATTTCTACTTCTTCTAAATTTAATTTAACACCTGCTGGTCTAGGGATACCTTTTTGTATCATCTTTGACATAGCCATAACAGATAAGAATGGTATATCTGCTTTGAATATATCTTTTAGACCACTATCTGGAATGTTTTTAAACATTTGTGATAGTTTGTTTGCGTTTGCAACTGAAATCTTTTTACCTCTTAATACTTCGTACTCTTTTTTAAGTCTAGCAATCTGAGATGGACTAAAGTTTTCTTTTACTAATTCTTCGTTTTGATGACCAGGATTATGTGTTAGATAATCTGAAACTGAAGCAATATAATCTTTTGCTTTTGTAATTTTAGATTGCACCCATGCTTCTAATTCATCTGTGTCGTCTGATTTAGTTGATAACATATTAGCAAGGTCATTTGCCTTTGCTGAAATAGCTTTTAGTTCACCTTGTGCCATAGATATTTCGTGGTCTTCTTCGACCAACTTTGAAATCTGATTAATATTTGCGTGTTTAATTGCAAGTTGAGTTGGAATATCTAAATCTTTAATCATCTTCTTAATGGCAGGTGTTACATCTTTTGCTGTCTTCATTGCCCAAGTTTTTTTGATGTTATTGATTTGAGTATCGGTCATCTTTGATTTTAAATAATCACTAGGACCTGCCTCTTGTACTTCTTGTTTTGGGTTTCTTACTTGTTCCAGCAAGTCACTCATTCTTTGTCTGTATGCCATTAGTTGTTTACCTTTGCTCCTGCTCTCCACTGGTAGCACGACCAATATCTAGCTTTAGTTTTAGGACCTGGATTGTCGCAATTGTGCCTTGCTCTAAACGACTTTCTCCTTGCTGGGTCATCTCTTTTAATACTTAAACCTGTTGTGTCACCAAATGAAACCTTAATAACATTACCTTTTTCATTCTTTACATAAACATAAAACTTCTTACTACCACCACGAATTGGGTCATTTAGTTTGACCTTTTTGCCTTGATATTCTGATTCGTATATTCCCTCAGCTTCATGCTCGAATATACATTCTTCACAAGATTTATCAATGTTTTCGTATTCGTTAAAAGTTTTCATTATAGTTTCTCTATCATTTTAGCAACAACTTCTTTTAGTTTTTGTTGCCATTCTTCTTTGTATCTTTCTCTATATTTATAAACGGTTTCATCTGAAGCTTCCCATTCTTTAATATCTTTTATATCAGGACTAGATGTTTTGTCTATAAAACCTTTGACTTTCTTTACTTCTACGCTCTGACCAGGTGTAACTCTCTTAGTATGGTCAGCATAATCTTTACCTATTTCATATGAATCTGATATAAAGCCTTCTACTTTTCTTGCGTCTTCAACACTCATACTCTCTGGAACACAGTTTGGCACTTGTTTACCACCCTTGTTCTTCATACCAACTTGTTTATAACCTGTCCAACAAGCGTCTTGTAAGTCTTTCTTCATTTCACCAAACATCTTTTTATACTTCTTAGTATGAATACTTGGTTTTGTTTTTGCGTCTTTGTCGCCTGGGGCTTCTTTGTTATCTTTATTCTTTTTAAAGAAGTCAGCTCTCTTACTCTTTGTATCTTTTGATAGGTTTTTGTAATACTTCTTAGGCTGTGTGCCATCTTTTTTCTTAACATCTCTATCTTGTGGTTGAGCGTCTAAATCTTCTTTAATTTCTGATACTGCTTCGAAACCGTAATCGACATCTAAATCGTGTTCTCTCACTTGTACCTCTCTATCAGCTGCGATTGGAATACAATCCCAAATCCATGCTTTGTGTAAATTGTTATTGTTATCTTCTAGTACGACATAGTTTGTACTTCTTCGTACCACCTTACCTTTTACATCTTCTTTGATATAATCAACTTCATCATCAATATTAAATATCATTTCTCTTATGTAAAGGTCTCTTATTTGTTGTTGTTCAAATTCTTCCATACTTGCAATCGGTCTTACTACTGGCATATGTAAATAATTAGCGGCCAAGTTCATACCTTTTCGGACATCTTTGAAAATCTTTTCTGCGTCAGCGTTTCTTGGTAAACCTTTTTTGAAACTTGCTAGGTCACCTTTGGCAGCTGCAGCCCTCATTTTACTTGCACTCATACCTGTTGCTCCCTCGGCGTCAGGATCCCTTTCGCCGGCAGAAACAACTTTGATGTTGTCAAAGTTATAATATCCATGTCTGGATTTTACATCATTATATTTCTTAATGATGGTTTCAAATTCTCTTACTCTATCACTACCTACAACCATGTTAACATCTGTATAACCTTGATTGTATAGTTTAGTACATATATCTAAAATCATGTTAGTTGTATTGATTTCAATATTTCTTGCATGACTAGGAAATATCTTTTTCATTACATCTAGTTTAGTTCTAGGAGATAGTGGATTCTTTTTAGGGTCTTCACTTCTACTTAAATAAATTTTGTAATCGTTTGCTGGTACAGATTTAACTTTGTTTATAAGTTTCTCATGTCCAATAGTTGGTGGATTAAATCTACCAAATGTAAATGCAACTGACTTACCTTTTGCTTCTTTTAAACTATCTATCTCTGCGTCTGTTACTTTACCATCATCTAAAATCTTTTTACATTTTTTGTAGAAAGTTAAATAGTGGTATTTCTCTAACATCTTATAGATAACATTTTTAGGTAATCTATTCTTAATACCAAACTTTTGTATTTGGTCTGGTGTCATATCTTTATCAAATGCAGCTCTTCTATCTGCGTCAACACCGTCACCAATTTTTACAATATCATTGATACTATCTTCTATTTCTTCCAACTTAGTATTAATTCTGTCTTGTAGATTTAAAATATCATCTGGATTTAATTCTGTTAGTTCATCATAATCAATAATATCTCTTTTTAAGTTACCTTTAATTACATCTAACTCTTGTACTTTTTTCTCAAAGTCTTTGATGTATAAACCTGTGTCAAAACTAAAGTCTTCTGGTCTTTTTACAAACTTATCTGTTTCGATATCAAACACAGCGTCAGCCTTTTTGTTTTGGTCTTCGTATGTTTCTTTATCTGTAATAAAATAAAAGTTGATAGGGTGCTCAGAACCAGGTATCAATTTACCTTGGACATTACCGGCAGTCTTAGCAGACAAATACTTTTTGGACAGTCTTAATCGTTCTAGTTCTTGTTTGTCCCCAGGTACATCAAATAAAATATTGATGTCCAAGTCTGCGTCATTTCTATATCGTTTCGTAAGTATAGAACCTATCAAAGAAGTTTTTAAAATTGGGTACTCTGACTCAAACTCTTTTAACTGAGCCTGAATCTGAGCCTTTACGCTAGCCTTAATCTTTGGATTTTTAGTGTCAGCGTCATCAAATACCTTAGGCGCATAAGTCCTTCTAGGTATATCAATAATGCTTTCGTTTATAAAATCTTTAAATCTCATCTTCTTTTTAATTTTCTCTCTGTTGCCATCCATCTTTTTGCTGTGTATGACTTAACTTTGTTTGTTAACAATCTTCTAACTGCTTTAGAACATTTATTCATAGTTTGAGTTGTTAGTTCTCTATCATTTTGGTTATTATCTACGATAATCATATTACCCATACCAAATAGATTTTGAAACTTACCAATATTACTTTGTACAGCTGTCCATGATTTTCTTGTAACATATTCTGGTACACTTCTCTCTCTTTGTGCATTTCTTTCCAATGCAACTTCTAAACTTGTGTTTACAAAAATCATATAACAATCATAACCTAAAGCTTTTAAATGACCAACTTGTTGATTAATCTTATCATAATCTCTACCGGTACCATCAACAATCAGACCCAATCTACCTTTGATAGACATATCTAACATTGTACCGGTCATTCCTTTTGCTCTTGCTCTTATTATATCTCTAGCCTCTGCCTCATCTTCAGGCATTTTTAAAGATAAATTATTCTTTTTTAAGGCACTTTCAAAAGCATTATCTGAGTTAATCATTCTTAAACCCATTCCACCAAATGCACTTTTAGTTACAAATGTTTTGCCTGAACCAGGTCCACCTGCAAGAAAGAATACCTTAAATATATTAGGGTCGTATAATCCTTCTTCTAAGTATCTAATTTGGTCGTATGTTTTCATGTTACTTTCTTTACTATTTCTTTTGCAATAGCTTCAGGTGTATTACCCTCTGCTTTAATATTTATTATTTCATCTTTGTAATAATATAATAAAGGTGCTGTTTCTCTATGATATACTTTAATTCTGTTTTTAATTATCTCTGGTTTGTCGTCTGCTCTACCTCTGGCAGTTAGTCTTTTTACAACTTCTTCCTCAGATACTACAAGATTAATTACATGGTCATATTCAATACCTTTTGCTTCCATAGCACCTGCTTGTTCTACATTTCTAGGAAAACCATCAAACACATATCCTTTCTGTGCGTCTGGTTGTTCCATTCTTTTCTTTACTGCGTTTATCACAATAGGTGTAGGTGCAAATTCACCTTTAGATAATAAGTCTTTTACTTTTTTACCATCTGGTGTATTCTCTTTTGCTAAGGCTCTCATCATATCACCTGTATAAATGTGAGCGATACCTAATTCTTTCTTTATTAATTCTGAGTATGTTGATTTACCAGAACCTGGTCCGCCAATCATAATGATTTTAGGTCCGTTGATAGCCTCAAAAAAGTATTGTTTAAAACCTTCTATTCTTTGATACATTATTTACCTTTTCCACTTAAATATTTTGGTGATTCACTTCTACTTCTCCAGTAGCCTGTACCTTTTTCTCTATTGCACCATCTTTTTTGCCAAGCAAATTGTGATAGTTGAACACCAACATGTTCTAATATACTGTAATACCAATCAATTATTCTTATCATTATCCTTTTACCCAATCTTTAGCGATTGTAAAGTTTGCTCTACTAAATTCTAATCTATCTACAAGTTTAATTGCACCAGCAACTCTGTCAACTGCAACAAA